GCCATATCCCAAAGAATCATACCAATGGTCAATAGTACATTCTGCTACCTTTTCAACGTCTTTCTCGTCGTTAATCAGTTGCGGTAACGTCTCAATCAATTTAGTACATGTATCAAATATCTGTAACTTAGCTGTCATCTTGCCAACATTTTCATCCATATAAGGTTTTAGATACTCATGTATTGTAGCTTTTCTTAGCTTTCTGTCTATCTGTGCTTTTATACAGTTTTTAATTCCTCCATCACTGTAATAACTAATGATGCTTTTACCTGATGGATTTTCAGGCGTCATAGTTAAGTGATTTACTGCCCATGCATCATGCCCCGCGACTGTGTACGCTATACGCTCGTTTCCTAATTTTCTAACTGCATTCTCAGCCTGAATACTATAAGTTAACTTTTCATCCTTTTTGGGGTCACGTGTATACTCTCTGTATACGTAAACTATACCATCCTCTGATACTGCAAACCAATACCATGCGAACGGGTCAGTGTAACCATTATCAACACTCATCCACTTACGCCAATGTGTAGGTATTTCAAATGGCTCTACTACATGTATCAATCTGCTAAATTCCCCAAACGCTACACCCTCAGCCGCTTCAAATGCTTCTTCCGGCGTGTTTGGATACTCTGCTTTATAACTAAGCGGTAATGCTTTCTTTGTTTCTTCGTACCATTCATTAGTTCTTCTTGGGTCTGTACGCCAATCAAGAAATATAGGATTAAACGGACTTAACTTATCTCTCCATGACATCCACCATACGTCCTCAAACAATGTTAATCTCTTTGCGGTTGATAATCCAATAACCTTACCGCCTGTAGGTCTATTAACTGTAGGATAAGCACTTGCCCATATTTCCCTAGCCCATTGCTGAAAAGCCCATTCATCCAACATAACAAGATTAACTGTGAACGAACGTCCCGAACCTTTAGATGCTGGCATACTAACAAATGTACTTTCTTTTTTACTCTTAGGATGTATTATTGTAACGGTTGTTACAGTATCACAATAAACAAACCCATCAAACAATGGATTTTTCTTAGCTTCCTTTTCACTTTGTATAATCCATTTGGGCATATTTTCTAACATCAATACAATTCTACATATAAGCTCTTTTGCATCGTTTTCTGTCTTACTCAATCCTACAACTTTAAATCCTTCTTCGTAAATCATCTTATAAAGAGCGTATGCGAGAGCCAACCAAGTAAGTCCTAATTGTCTTGCCTTAAGTACTATATTTAGCCTGTTTTCTTCAAACGCTTCCAACGTTTTTCTTTGTTGTTCCCATAGTTTAAACTTTTGTATTTTCTCTGCACTGTCTACATCCTCAATATATATGTATGACTCAATAAAATAACTATAATCCTCTTTTGCAGTTACAAAAAAATCGAATGCCTTAATGACATCCGATACTTTTCTTTGTTCGCCCTCATTTAATGTGTCAAAATTATCTGCTAAATCCTTGATATCTTTTTTAGTAAATCCACTAATATCAATCATTTTTTCGTATCCTGTCCAAAATTTCCTTAACATCATCACTTGGATTAGTTTCTATATTGCCACTGTGTTCAACTCTATCAAGAAATGCACCATTAGTCTTAGCAATTAATTCAGAAGCTTTTAACCTGTCCTTCATTAAAGCAGCCTCATTTCCTCTTAACACGTCAGTCCAGAATTGTTTTATCTCTTTCATATCTGCAATCCTTTCATCAGCAAGTTTTGCATTTTGTTCAGCAATATACAGCATTATGTCAGCGTTTGTCAGCAATCTATTAGCATTTGTTGTGACTGTGCTTGCACTCTTTCCTTTATATCCTGCTCTCCTGTAAGCTTCAGATGCATTTCCAGTTTGGATGTAATAATCAGCAAATCTTCTTTGTTTTTCTGTTAGCTTCATATTATCACATCCTTCCCGAAACTAACTAATCGAACACAAGTTCTCTACTCACAAGCTATTTAAACTATTTTTTTATAGTGAGTAATATAATATCATTACTCATTTTCGACATATTCTAAGTCATCGAAACTGTTTTCTTTATCCGTACAAATATTTAAAATGTTATAAAGCGCACTGCCGAAGTCGGAATTATCGTCAAAATACAATACATTATTTGCTATCCTCTGTATCTCTTTTAATTTCTTATCCATTACATCACCTCACCTCAATATAATAACATACTTTCTCAGTTTGATGCGAACAAAACAATTTGTATGTTTTCCCTTCATATTCATATATATTACCGTCAATTTTCTTCCCGAACTCTTCCATTAATTCATCCAAAATTTCTATCATATATTACCTCCTAAAAAAATAAAAAGAGGCATCTTTCAGCCTCTATGATGATGATGTTCAGCTATGAAATTATAAGGAGATAACGCATTAAAGTTATTTATCTACCTTAAGTATAACATAGCTTGAAAGGTCATTTCAAGGTCAGTCTGAGGACATTTTGAGGACATATTCACGTTTTTCATTAATTATTTCTATGTATTTTTTGTATCGCAATTCATCTTGCTCTAAAAAAAACAATGATTTACACTCATAATCTCCATTAACTCCCAATTCTTGATAAGATATCTTGCACACATCTCCATACTTCGAGTTAGGCGCATAATATTTACACTGACTTAATTTACATTTCATTTCTCATATCTCCTTATTAATTTATGCAATATGCTTCGCTTAAATCGCCTATATGACCTAAGAGACCAAATTGGCTTATTTTTACTATCTAAAGGTAATCTTTCCTTTCCAAACTTTTCAATATATTCTTTATACACTTTCTCTTCCTTTATTTTGTCTATTACGCTTCTTTGTATTATGAATCTTTCACAGTCCAACAACCAGCCTAGTAATGTCTTTATATCGCCTATCTTCTTTTGTACATTATTAATATCCCTTAATATAGCCTTATGCTCTTTCTCGTAATTCATTGCTGTTTGATGCGTAGTGTCTGATATATTACTTGTTTGTATCTTATCCTCTTTTATAACTGATGCCTGTAGTTGCATGCCTTCGATTGTGAATTCACGTGTAATATATTTTGCCCTGTTTTGTAATAACGATGATAATGTTTCCATTTCTGGCAATGATTCTATTAAGTCATGCATACTAGTAATATTCAAGTTATCACCCCTTACACCGTTTACATACGTATATTTTTTCCCCTCTACTACTAATAATTTCTTCCGTGCCCTCATTTAATCCGCATCGACAGCAAGTCATTTTCTTCCAGCTCCTTAAAATGGTATTTCGTTTTCATCCTCCTGTTTCTCTAGTTCAAATATCGTAACATTAGTATAATTTTTTTCATGTTCTTTGCTGTACACATTTTCTACTATCCCATTTGTTATTTTTATCCTGTCACCTTCTTTTAGCGTCTTTGCTCCTGCTACGCATGCACCAACGAATCTGACTAACCAATTACTATTAATATAGCTGTCGTCCCTCTTGTCTTTTCTGCTACTACTTATCCTGCCGTTAACATAATTCCCTTTATCTTCTATGTTCCAAATCTTTGCATAGCTATTAGTTATATTTAACATGCCTTACCTCCCGAATATCATAGTGTCTTTTATAGTTGTAAAATAAACCTCATCCCAGTCTCCATAAACTGCTTCGTCGCAATACCTTCTATATAATTCTATTGCTTCATCCATGTTATCTACACTTTCCTTAATAGTCTCGCCAGTTTCGTAATTTTCTACAACGATTAAATATCTCATTATACCTCCTTATAAACTACAGCATTCGTCGACCTTGTGAAATTTATTAGCAATATCTTTCAAAGTGTCGCTTAATAAAGTATTTTTTAGCTCGTCAGCGACATTTTTACTATATTTTACATTGTAAAGTAAGTGATATAATCTTTGTATCGCTTGTTTGTCATCTATGTGTATCCCTAGGTCTTTACACGATAGATCGATTGCAGAAAAGTCTAGGTCAGCACGACGCAAGTCAGCACGACGCAAGTCAGCATAATGCAAGTCAGCATAACGCAAGTTAGCACCACTCAAGTTAGCACCATTCAAGTCAGCACGACGCAAGTCAGCATAATGCAAGTCAGCATCACTCAAGTTAGCACGACGCAAGTC